TCGCATGAAATCGCAACAGTCGTCGTCCAGCAGCATCGGATATTCCTCAACGCCCCACAGTGTGTGAACGCGGGCCACTTCCAGAGCCGTAAGGCTCCCTTCATCCTGTTCTGTGAGGGTCATGGGCTAGGCCTTTGGAGAGGCGCTTACGCGCCGTGTTTCTGTCGTGAGCCCGAGCAAAAAGTCTGCGGTAATGTCGAGAGCGCGTGCCAGCTTTCTGAGGCTATCGGCGCTCGGTTCACGCCTGCCGCACTCAAAGTGAGAAATTGCGCTTTCGACCAGACCAGACCGTTTCGCCAAATCCGCAGCGCTGAAGTCACGCCTCTGCCGAGCCTCGCGTAGACGTGATCCAATATCGTCCTTCATGTGGAAGACCCTTTCTCCAGGGCCACAAGGCCCTGATCCTGTTCTTTGAGTGTCATGTGGTGCTCCTGATGGCTTGGGCGAGCACGCGAGCGCGATGGGCGAACCATTGCATCTGACGCGCCTCATCTGGATATTTGGCTGCGTACTCGTCATCGCTTGCGGCTTGGTTATCGCAAATCCCCGCACACCGCTCCCGCTCTGCCTTGGTGGCCTGGGCTACACGGTGGTCTAGGGTGGCGAGGATGCGACACAAGGTATTTTTGTTATTCGCAAAATCGTGACCGTCGCCTTGCTGCGCGCTTCTGCGCCAATAATCCAACTCCTCATCGCTCAGCGGCTCTGGTGTTGCTGTTGTCATGGGGCCACCTTTCCAAAGTCAGGCGCCGCCACCAGCCGGTACTCTGGGCATCCAAAGCGGCAATACCCAAGACGAAGGCACTTGTTGTCGCAGTTCATAGTCGGGTCATAGGGCTCGACTATGCCGCCGAGCAGGACAACGGCAGCCGCCTTTTCCTTCGTCAATAGAATGTCTGTTGTCATGGGGCGCCTGCTTTGGAGAGGGCGTTAAAAGCGACGACTTCGGAAATGAATTCAGGCTCAAAGTTGCTCCTGAAAGAACAGCGCGGGCATTTGAACTGCTCGCCATCAAACATCGTTCGAGGCAAGCCACAAACGGCGTACGAGCCCCCGCAATAGGGCGCATACCCAGGCTCACTAAGAAGGTTTCGGCGGACGGTGCTCATGGGCTGTTCTGTGTTTGTCATTGCTCTTACGTGTCCTCTTTGGAGGGATGGGTAGTAGGGGCTTACGCCCCTGAAGGGGTTTGCAAACGGTAGCGTTGGCCGTGGGGGCTGTGCTTCCACAGATCCGCTGCGGTCGCGGCCAGGTCGAGCTTGAAGCTCGCAGCGAAGCTTGAGCCTCCCATTTGATGCACGATCCCGTGAGCGAGAGTGCAGAGCGGCACCACCTGCTCGTCGCCCCCTCCAGCGCCGCGGCTGGTGACGTGGTGGGCTTCAATTCGTCCGGCACACTCATGCCCCCACTTGCCGGCGCACAGGCACTCGTGACCGCGCACCCATTTGAGATGGCCAGCGCACTTGATGACTGACGACGCCCGCAGCCCCATTTTCGCGCGCTTCTTCCGCTTGGGGATCATACCTGCCCCCTATAATCGAATGATGTGATAATGCGGTCGAAATTGATGGCGGCGGGGCTGCCCTCGAAGTCCAGTTCCCGTTTGCTCTTGATGCCGAGAACAGACTTCAGCACGGCGTCCGTAAGTTGCTCTGTGGAGTAGTCATGGGCATCTTCCTTCCCCCAGACCTCGAGGTATTCACCCTCAAGCCAGTCTTGGAAATTGCGGTCCTTGATCTTCAGCGCCGCTATCTGGCTGCGTGTGTAGGTGCGGGGCTCTTGGGGCTTGGGCCCTTCGGGCGCGGGCTTAGGCCCGCTAGGCTCGGCAACAAGTCGCGCAATAGCCACCGGCACTGGGTCGGTTCCGCTCGGGGCTCCGAACATCTCCAAGAACTCATTGGACCGTTCAATAGGCACGTCGATCATGACGCGCATGACCTTGAGCCCACGCATCCACTTGGCGTCTACGTAGCTTCCAAACATTGCGGCGGGTCTATCGCTCACGTTTTGCCTTCTTCATTTGCTGGAACGCCACTAATTGAGCGTTCTCTCTATTCAGCTTCGCGTCGTACTCAAGTATTCCGCATCTCTCTTCGTACAGATCACGTAACTCTGGAGACCAGGTACCAACCTCATTGCGGATTAGTTCGGATTGGATGGACATTTAGGAGGGCCGCTTAGGCGGCCTCAGAAAGGGATATCCGAGCCGTCATCCAAGTCGTCGCCACGGGTCGCACGTCCACGGTCGGCCACGGGCTTGTCAGCTTTCTGACCACCACCATGCAGCTTCACTTCCTGCACGTTGACCTGGATGACCGCCTTGTGTTCGCCCTTGCTCTCGTAGGTGCGCACAGAGGGTGAGCCGCTGATTTCCACCAGTGAGCCCTTGGAAAGATACTGGGCCAGAGACTCAGCCCGCTTCCCCCACAGGGCGCAGTCGATCCATTGAGTGCGGCGTTTCTCCCCGTAGCCCACGTCATCAGCGATGGAGAAGGACAGAACCTTGTCGCCCCCCTGGGTGGTGCGGAGTTCGCTGTCTCGGCCAAGTCGGCCCGTCACGCAGATGGTTGCCATGTATCGTTACTCCGCTGCTGCTTGGGTTTTGTTCTGCTCATCCCTGGCCCGCTCCATGCGGTGGATCCAGTTGTCTACGTCCTTGTCGCACTTCAGTTCATCGCCGCGATTAGCGAGGCTGCCAGAGAGGCCAGAGTTATCCTCCGGTCCGATCCATTCGGATGGGAAGAACCGGCACACCTTGAAGGCGAAGGCTTTGAAGTCGTCCTGATTGATCAGGGCCAAGAGGCTGTCGGCGTCGGCGCATCCGTTGATATCGCGCACACGCTGCCGCACCTCGGTTTTAACTGCGGTGATGCCGGGCGGGCTTTTGTCAGACTTCGCGGGTTGGGCGTCGGCAACGCGAGCAGCCGGGGATTGGACCGCCGCGTTGCCGTCATCATCTTCATCCGCCACCACGCCCAAAGCAGCGGACAACGAATACCGACGCCCGTAGGTGAGGACAGAGCCAGCCCCGTGGGCGTCCTTCTTGGCGAGCGGGATCATGGGCGGGTCGAACTCGATCCACTGGCCGCTTTCATGCAGGAGGCGCGTGCGAACCCCCATGCCGTTCTCGTTGCTCACAACGTCTTGGAGGGCGCAGAGTTTGTTGGTGGTGAGGACGGGCTTGGCAGCATCCCAGACCGCCCCAAGATCTGCATACTTCATAGCCTTGGCCCCACGCTTGAATGCAGGGTTTTCGGCGTCTTTGATCGCGTGCTTCAATTCGGCCTGAGCTTTGACCAGGGCGGGCGCGATCTTGTCCAACTCGTTACTCGTCTGCATGTTGCGTCCTTTCTTTAGCCGCCTAAGCGGCTCCTATAATTCCCAAGTCGTAGTCCACAGGAAGAACAAGAGAGGGCAGTTGTTCCTGAGGCGGTACCAAGTGGTGGTCCAGTAGCGGGGGCGATGTTTCATGGGGAAGGCCGCTTAGGCGGACTAATCAACGGGGTTGGAAAAATAGCCGTCAGTGTCCCCGCCCTCGACGCGAGCGATCTCCTCATCGATCCTTTGGATGCTGCTTTGAGCCCAGCTTATTTTGCTTTCATTGCGCTCGCGTACATACCGAAGGTGTTCGAGAATGCGGGCGGCGCTTCGCTTGGCCTCGGGCTTTACGTAAACGGGGCCGCGCGCGTCGTTGGCATGGCGCATATCGACCACATCGTCGGGCTCGTAGTAAGGAATGTCCCACTCAGGAATCTTGCGCAGGGTTGCTTCATTGCCCTTGTATTCCAGCACTACTCGCGCGGGGTCGATGGCGCGGTCCGAGGACATGTCCGTCCAGTAGGTGTCGAGCAGCAGACCCTTGCGAACGATGGCCTTGCACGACTTGCACCAATAGCTGTACTGGCTTGAGCCGTGCAGGCGAGGCTCAGCGCCCTCCCTCCAGCGCCAAAAATAGATATCGCCTTCCTTCAACGGCGCCTCTTCCGCAGCAGCAATGCCGCAAACCTTGTGCGCGAAATCGACCATATCGATCATTGCAAACCTCTTTCCTTAAGGCGCCTAAGCGCCGTTCAACCCAACACCCAAGCCACAAATCCGAACACCCCACAGAATGCGAGCATGATCAGACCAGTACCGATGTACTCACAGAGGGAGCGGCTTAGGCCGCTGTAGGTGGTCATTAGAACGCGCTCCCGCCGTCACCCTTGGCCTCGGCGAGGGCGGCGGTTATGCCGTCAACAACGGATTCTTGTGAAATCACACCGCTGTTGCCCTTCACACCATTAACTTCGATCCAACGAAGGGTTTCTTCCAGCGTCGCCACCAGATCAGCGTGGGAGTTCAGAACGTCCGACAACTCATCAGCCCTTATGAGGCTGACATAAACACGGCCTATTTTTTGAGCCACTGAAACCGCCGCGCTGCACGACATGATTGATTGAGCGGCGCTCATTTCACACCCATCACAAACCCGTTGAGGATCGACCGGAATGGCTCGGCAACGTGGCTGTTGCGCTCAGGCCTCATCAGCTCCGGGTGGATGCTGTGGGTGATCTCCACGATGCAGTCTTTGTACGCAGCGCCGTCCTGCGGCCCGAACTGGGAGATGATTTGCTTTTCGACCTCATCCCGAGCTTCAAGGGAAAGGTCATTGACCATGGTCATCAGGTCCGACCGCAGCCCCGACATAGCCCAGTCGATAGCCTGCTTCATGCGGACCGCGACGCTCATGTCGTCCAGCGCCCTACGGCGCTCTGCGGCGATTTCAGCTTCAAGGCGGATCATGTTCATGGCTATTCGTTCTCCGTGCGGCAGAGTTCACAAAGGAGGAAGGTCGCGCGCTTGCGGAAGCCTTCGGGCATGTAGTCGGGCGGGGACTGGGTGGCGGCCTCGACAAATTCAGGGGCGATGCTTTCGCCGCAGCCGTCGCACGCTGCGCCCAGGTGGCCGAAGTGCGAGGCGTAGTCGGGATCGTCAGTGGAGGTAATGCGGTTCATGTGGGGCACCCCGTTTGTTCTGATGGGGTGAGTATACGCATGACACGTACGCTGTCAACGCAGAAAACGTATAGCGTACGCAAAAAATATATGGCTGGTTTCGCCTGTGCTTAGGCCCCTGAATCTGCTGATTCAAGCTCCCGGCATCGTTGGGCGGCCTTGGCGGTGTTTCTGGCTAGGGCGGGGGAGGGGGCATCCCCAAGCGGCACCTCGGCAAGCTTTAATTCCTGGTCCAGGGCGTTCTCAAACAGCTCCCCGTCGCGGAAAATCGTGTATCCGGCAAAGGTCGATAGGTAGGTGTAACGATTCATCCTACGGTCCTTATTCCGACAACCAGGTGGATCTTGGCCGTGACCGGGTACTTTACCTCCCCCTCGGGATTGTACTGCCGGCAGATGATGTGTTTATCCGTCCTCCGCACCAGTTCCTTAACATATGCGGTTTCCTCGCTCACCTGGATCACCACGAGATCCTCGGGGCGGGCCGGCTTGAGCGGGTGGACGTAGATCATATGGCCCGGCCTCAGGACCGGGAACATGGAGCGGTCATCTATGTAAACGGCGTAAGCATCGGGCACCCCAATGAGAAACGGTGGTCTGTCAGTCATTTCGAGCGTATCCCCATTGTTCGGGTATAGCCCCACTAGCCCAGCTTTTACGAAACCCAGAACCTTCAGGTTCTTCGGCCCGGCTAAATCCGGTTCTCCCGTTGCAAACCTTGCTCGACCAGAAACGCTGCTAGCTAGCAACTGTTGCGAGAATGGAGAAATTTCCGGAATTTCTACAACCGCAGAGGGGCTTACGCCCGCCAGTGCCATAACCTCGGCGCGCGTAATAGGCGGGGTTCCCTTGCCGGCGACGGCTTGGGCGACCTTTTCAGCGACCTCGGGAAGCAAGAATCGGCGCTTTTGATAGCCAGCCTCTTCCTCGTACCTCTGGTATGACGAGCTGCCCTTCAGGCCCATGGCCTTGGCAATGGCCGCCATAGACAAGCCCGCGCGCTCTCGGATGGCCCTCAACTTTTTAGCGGTTTCAAACTGCTGTTGCATGGCAGCAAAAGGACCATTTCCAGCATACGTTTTCCACGTTGACGTCCGTACGCTAGATGCGTATGATGCTGCGTATGACACAAGCCGAGCGCATTATCTCTAAGTTTGGCGGCCTTTCTAAGCTGGCCGACGCATTGGGACACAAGCACCCGACCACGGTGCAGGGTTGGAGGGGCAGGGGGTTCGTACCCACTCGCCAGATCCAGGCCGTGCTGGCTGCTGCTAAGCGCCGTGGCATCTCACTCACCCTTGCTGACCTCTTCGCTAAGGGCGACGGCAAATGAGCACCGTGGTGTATGTGATCCACGCGAAAGACCAGCCAAACCCATGCAAGGTGGGTGTGGCGGATGACGTCTCCGACCGCCTCTGCGCCCTTCAGTGCGGCAATCCCCAAGAACTCGTAATCCATGCCGTTCGTGCTTTTGATGATAAGCAGATGGCGTTCACCGCAGAGAGCCGGGTGCTCCGCCAGTTTGCCGAGAGCATTGTTCGTGGGGAATGGATCGGGGCTGACGCCGCTGTTGTTTTCGCGGCGGTTGAAGTCCCGGAGGACGCCAATTCCGCAGCTTACATTATCCGGCTGTGCGGCGGCGCTGCTGCCGTAGCTGAGATGACCGGGACCGATGTGTCGCGGGTTCATCGCTGGACCTATTCGGAAGAGCGGGGCGGCACTGGTGGCACGATCCCCATGGGCAAAGCCCAGATCCTTCTGAATGCCGCCAAGGCAAAAGGTATTCCGCTTAAGCCTGAGCATTTCTTCGGGGAAGTTTCCGAATGAATTCGCTTGGGGGCAATTCACAGTTTCAGTCCTCTGGGGGGCGCGTTATCGCGCCTAAGCAAGAACTCATTTTGCCGAGCCGCCGCGGGCTTCTCAAAGGACTGGCGGGAATACTCGCCTGTGCGGTCGCGCCGCCGATTGTGAGGGCGGCGAGCATCATGCCGGTGAGGTCGCTCGTTCCGACCGAGTGTTGGCATTGGGATGGCGGTAATTTGGGGTGCCTTCTTTCGCGCGTCACAGACGCCAAGCGCCTCATTATCAGCCTCGCCGATGAAGCGGGTATTTGGGTGACGGTTGATGCCGGACAGCAGGTGCGGCTCGCGGGGACGTCCGAATATCTTCCCCGAGGAGAGAGCCACATCTATCGCGTGGGCGACCAGGTTTGGCACCACCCATGGCGCTGAAATCAAATTCACAGTTCGCGCGCTCGATCCCCACACGCTTCCCCAAGCGTGAGCGCGCAGGCCGGGTCGGGTCCCCCTCCGATCCGGCCACCAATTCGCTGCATGTGCAGCAAATCCGCCGCCGTGACGGCATCACGGCATTTGATGGAAGGGACCGGTACCACTCCGCAACTGTGAGGGTTTCCTGTGAGTCGGATGCGATACCCCTCGGGTCCGACCTCGATATGTTCAATGTGAGTCTCTCCAACTCGGTCGCCCGTAGTTCGCGCTCGGGCGACCACTTCTTTTTTTGCCACCCATGCCTGTTGCAGCAGGCTGCGGGTGATGTCTCTGAAGTTTCTGAAGTCGTCGGTATCCATGTGTCGAATCATTCCACATGGAGCCCGTCATGGTCCTTCGCTCGTCCGTCAAGTATCTGCCGAAAACAATGACAGCATTAGCTGCAACAATTTGCCGAATCCCGAACGCACGGCTTGAGATCCCCGCAAGGATAAGGGTCTCGCCGCGTACGGTTGAGAACTGGCTATCAGGCTCTACGGAGCCGAGGGCGGGCCATTTGATCGCGCTTATGCGCGAGTTCGATGAGGTCGCTGATGCTGTGCTGGAAGCGTCTAACCGCAACCAGCCGGGTCTGACCCATGCGCAGCGGACTAAGCTGCTTTCAATATTGGGGGAGAAATGACGGGGAGGACTTTGATTGTCGAATTCCACCGCTACCGCGGCCTAAGCCGCGCCGGAGGCCCATTGGGAACAGTGGTCACTCTCGGATGGGTGTCTGCGTCCTTTCTTCCGTTCTTGCTCAGCAAGTGGCTTAGGACCCGGACTAACGCATTAAGGAACGCTCTCAATACGAAAGATGTTCCGCAACCCCCGCAAGAAACCATGGCGGTCTGGGGAACCCCTGAGAAGCCCTACCACAGAAGGGTCGGCCCGTGACCATCCGCCGCAGCAAGTACGGGGTACGCCTAGATGCTGCCGGGAAAGCTGCGCGGACGATTGACGGCGTGCTGTTCGACAGCCTCAAGGAAGCAAAGCGGTGGGTAGTTCTGCGCCAGCTAGAGCGCATGGGGCAGATCCATGAACTGACCCGGCAGCCGAAGTTCCCGCTCGCGGTCGAGGGCGTCCACCTTGGCCACTACTTCGCAGATTTTAGCTATCGGCGCGATGGCCAATACGTCTGCGAAGATTGCAAAGGCGTGATGACTGCGCTGAGCAAGTGGAAGATCAAGCACGTTTTTGCACAGTACCAGATCAAGGTCGAAATCGTATGAAATACGCAGCAGCAGTGATTGCGGTTCTTGCGGTGCAGCTTAGCCGTCTGCCGGGAGCGTGGGGATGGGTGATCCCAATAGCTCTATGGGCAGTGTTTTTCGCCGTCTGGGATTCTGGCCATAAGGCGCACCCGTAATGGACCCTCACATTTCAATGAGCCCTGCTGAGCTTCTTAAATGGGCTTTGCTGGTAATAGCAGTAGACGCAATAGGGCTGTGGCAGTTGTGGAAACAGTGGAATTAGCGGCGCTTAGGCGCCTTTAACAAAAAAGGGTTTGCAGGATGAAATCGCGGTGGTTGCGAGTATCTGTTGGACTGGTCGGAGTCGTGATCCTGATGATGGTTTTCCCGGCTGGTGCATTTTTTTTAGGGCTGCCTGACTGGACCGGCGTCGTATCTGGATGGATCGCATGCGCAGTTCTCGGCCTGTTTCTGGGCTCGTCAACTAAAGCCGCCTAAGCGGCGTTCGGAGAACCCATGACCCCCTCTCAAAAAGCCCTGATTTTAGCCAACGGAGCTTCCTCAAGACGCAAGCCATGCAAGGTCATGAGAAAGAGAGCCGAACTACTGGGAGCAAAAGAGCTTGCCAAGCAGATCGGTGGACACAGGAAGCAGACAAAGATTTTAGACCAGCGCCTTAGGGCGCTTTAACGAACAAGGGGGTTTGCAAGTGAATCGTATCAGAGGTCCCATCAACTACCCGCCCCGCCCCAAGCCTGCCGTCCGCACCTGGACCGAAGCGGAGGACGATGAGCTGGTGCGCCTTCGCCCCGGCACCAGCTTCCGCAAGATTGCCGGCATCCTGGGCCGCACCCATGGCTCTGTAGAGCGCCGCGTCAGAAACCTGGGGATCGACATGGAGGACGTAGCATGAGGGACTACCTGTTCGCCCCCCGTCCAATGCACGTCATCATCGCCCAGGTGGCTGAGAAGCATGGCCTGGAATACTCCGAGATATTCACCAAGCAGCGGGCGCGTCGGTATTCGTGGGCTCGCCAGGAGGCCATGTGGCGGCTGGCTAAGGAGGTCACAGCCTCGCTGCCTGAGATTGGGCGCGCGTTGGGTGGGTTTGACCACACCACCGTATTGCACGGAATCCGCCGTCACGAAGCCCGCATGTCTGCCGGCTCGTAGGAGACGCACCACTTGGCCCGCCCACAGCTTAAAGCAGAGTTCTTTATCGACACTTCCGGCGCGTGCCTTGCCAAGGCCCCCCCCATCAGCAGCCGTTTGCGTCGAGCAATCTTTGAACGCGATGGGTACACCTGCCGCGCCTGCATGTCCCGCGTGGTTTATTTCGGGAATACGGCATCTCCGCACCGCCCGACACCGGGAGCGGTTGACCACATTATCCCGAGGGCTAGGGGTGGCCAGAACAACCCCGAAAACCTTCAACTACTTTGCATCACCTGCAATTCGCAGAAGGGCGCAGATTAATGGCCCGCACAGACTCATGGTTCCGCTTCTACAACGAAGCCGTCGAAGATCCGAAAGTTCAGCGTCTGCCAGCCGAGCTTTTCAAGGCGTGGGTCAACCTCCTTTGCCTCGCATCGAAGAATGGTGGAGTCCTACCGTGCGTGGGGGACATCGCTTACCGTCTGCGGATGACAGACGCCAAGGCTGCCGATGCCGTTCAGAAGCTTGTCGAGGCGGGGTTGCTAGATGACGTGGACGGGTCGATTGCTCCGCACAATTGGAACGCCCGACAGTTCAAATCTGACGTTTCAACTGACCGCGTGAAACGTTTCAGGGAACGTTCCACGAAACATGATGAAACCGTTTCAGCCGCCGTTCCAGAAACGCCCCCAGAGCAGAGCAGAACAGATACAGATCAGAGCAGACCAGAGAAGGGGGCTTCGCCTATCGAAGTTTCGGCTTTGCTAAGCAAGACCACAGCCAAGGTCCAAGGGCGGAGTTCCCTTCCACCGGATCAGCGCAAGGCCGTCTGGCAGACCCGTATCTGCAACGAGGCTGAACGCACGATGACGCCGCCTGAATACCAGCGGTGGATGGTGGCCTATGCCGAGAGTGAGCCGTGGGCCAAGCGGAAGGCTGAGGAATTGGACAAGGGCATCAAGCAGCAAAGGGCTAGAGCATGAGGGATATGCCAGCGTTTATGCGGAGGGTGATGTGAGTATTTGGACGGCCCTTAGGGGCCTTAAGGGAAGGGTTCCGCCTGATGCATAACGACTACAAAGACATCATTGCGCTCGCTGATGGAGAGCCGCCGGTGTGGTGGGACGATAACGGCGTGCCGCGTTTCTGTGAGTTCCACCCATCCCAGCTTCCGAACATCTACGCGGACGAAGCCGCCTTGGTGATGATTGGTTGTCAGGCGTGTGGTCAGAAATTCCCGGTCTCGTTCTCATGCGACCGGATAAGCCGCTTGATGGCTTCTGGAAGCCCACCCCGGAGCCTAAAAGAAAGCATTCTTGCGGGCAATATCCACTATGGCGATCCGCCGAATACGGGGTGCTGCGCGGCGGGTGCGACGATGAACTGCGACGATTTGTTCGTCATCCAGTATTGGTCCCGACCGAGCCATGAATGGGAGCGGGACGCGTCCTTGGATAATCACCACCTTCCTGATTTAGCCGCCTAAGCGGCTCCCTGCAAACCCCTTCCTCAAGGACACCCCATGATAGAAGTCACAGATGAAATGGTCCACCGAGCCCGCGACATGGCCCTTGGCGAGGCTGACCGCCAGGACGTAGTGGACGAATGGAACATCGGCGTTGAGTGCGTCCGAAAGATGCTTAACGCCGCCCTCAATCCCCCACCCGCACCAGAGGTGGAAGTTACGGAGGAAATGATTCGTGAGGGTGCCGGGGCCATCGGTCATTACGAAGATCTGAACCAAGTGCCCTACCGCGAACTCGTGGCGGCTTTCTACAAGGCCATGTACGCAGCAAGACCCAAAGAGAAGGGGGAGGAAAGTTGCAGCTGGTGCAGGCTGAAGAAGTCAGAGTGGCCGAAATGCACGTACTGCAACGACTTTGAGGGCCAAGAGGCGCGGCTTAGGCCGCTTGGTCGGGTCACGATTGACGATGAAGCTGTGGCGCGAGCTTACAACGCATGGATGGATGCGCCGAGCGGGCCTTGCGCCGTCTTCAATGCGGTAAATTGCGCACTGTTTGCAGCCTTCCCGGATGCGGTGGACTGCAGGAGTAGGGTTGCCCCCAAGGCGCCTAAGCGCCGCCAAAAGGACTGCACATGATTGCGTTCCAAAGCGGCATCCCGCTTCCCCCTCCCGCTAAGCCTGGGGCTAAGCCTGGAACAAAACCCAAGGCCCGCATCCACTGGAACAAGTTCCTGGTTGGCTGGAGCTTCTTCCTTGAGGGCTGCGACACCCAACAGGCCCACCGCCAGATTAATGGGGGCCGCTTACGCGGCTACAAGTTCGCTGTGCGCGCCACGGTCGAGGATGGTGTTCCTGGGGCTCGGGTTTGGAGGGTCGAATAATGAGTCAATGGGAGGGGATTGCCACCGCACCGCGTTTCGAGGGCTCTAAGATTCTTTCATGGAATGGGCATGAGGTGGCCACCGTGGAATATCGAGCCCCGTACAATCACCCGGATCACATTCATCACGATGAACAATGGATACAGGTGAGCGAGAGCGGTCGAGCGACAAGTTTTAGTCCGACGCATTGGATGCCATTGCCGGAACCGCCGGAGACGTCAGGTTGAACCACTTCACCCCCAGGCCACCGGCCCACCGCTCCCTGGCATCCCTGCAACGTCAATGGGAGAGCAAAGCCAAGAGCGAGTATTACGCCAATGTCGTAGACATCACCGGGTCACTGGTGCGCAGGCACACATCGACCGCGGACCCACACCCCACCACATGCCAGTACATCCTTGGCGACCCGACCAGGCGAGACATTCGCAAATACGGCACAGGGCGGTTTATGTGCAGCGATCCGACCCAGGAGCACAGCCCGTATTGCCCCGACCACCACGCCAAGTGCTACGTCAAAAAACCGTTGACTGAAGAAGAAAAGTAAATTGGAACAAAGCTCATGGGTAAATGGATCACGAACCTAGAATCAATCGCCAAGCTTGAGTCCGACCTGAAGAACGCAGAGTGCGCTTTGAAGGTAGCCAAGGACACCAACGGCGACACCAAGCAGGCCCAGGCCATGGTCAGCATCGCCAAGTACAAGCTGGCTGACGTCAAGAACACATACCGCCAGATCACCCAGGACCACGGCGACCGCATCTCACTTGGAGAGCCCCTTGCCACTCCGTACAAGTCCGCAGAGGACATTGCTAAAGAAGGCATCATCGGCATTTACCGCCAAGGCGCAGGCGACGGCCCCGCAGAAGTCGGCACTTGAGAGCCTCTACGAGTACGCGCAGTCCATCGACATCAACAAGACCGCGCCCACGTTTGATGTCATTGAACCAATTAATATGTTTCACGTGAAACATGGCAGCACGCCTGAATAAGCGCCACGACGAAGAGGCGCGGAATAAAATACAGACCAGTCAGCTCATAAACCGATTGCAGGGCAATGCTTTGGGCACCCTCAAGAAAGAGATGACGTCTACCCAAATCAAATGCGCAGAGATACTTCTGGCTAAGCGGCTTCCCGATTTGAAAACAACAGAGCTTAAGGGTGAGGTGGGTCTATCGGTATACAAATGGATGGACCCAGAGTAACCATCATTCCCTATCGGCCCCGTAAGCTTCAGGCGGTCATCCACAGCAAGCTAAAGCGGTTCAACGTATTCGTTTGCCACCGCCGCTTTGGCAAGACCGTCCTTTGCATCAATGAAGCCATTAAGCGGGCCCTAGCTGAAAGCCCCCACAAGGAGCGGCGTTATGCCTACATTGCCCCGCTGTACAAGCAGGCCAAGGCCGTAGCCTGGGACTACCTCAAGCAATTTACGGCGCCCATAGAGGGCCGGATCGTCAATGAGAGCGAACTCCGGGTAGATCTGCCCAACGGCAGCCGCATTAGGCTTTTTGGCGCTGATAACCCAGACGCCTTGCGTGGCGTTTACCTCGACGGCGTGATTCTGGACGAATACGCCGATATGCACCCGAGACTGTGGGAGGAAGTTGTTCGTCCTCTGCTGGCCGACCGCAAGGGCTGGGCAATCTTTATCGGTACACCCAGGGGCCGCAACCAGTTCTGGGAGTTGTTCGAGAAGGCTCAGGCCGATCCCGAGTGGTACACGGCCATTTTCAGAGCGTCGGAAACAGGGATTATCGACGCCTCGGAAGTGGCCGCCATGAAACGCGACATGGACCCGGACGCTTACGAGCAAGAGCTAGAGTGCTCGTTTATCGCCGCCATCAAGGGGGCCTTCTACGGGGTTATTCTCAATGAGCTTGAGAAGGCCGGGCGCATCCGCAGCGTTCCATACGACCCTGGCTTAAAAACCTTCACCAGTTGGGATTTGGGCTGGACCGACGACACCGCAATTTGGGTGTACCAGGTCGCCCCGTTCGAGATCCGCTACATCGACTACCATTGCACCTCGGGCCAGAAGATCGAGCACTACACCAAGTGGCTTCAGGACAAGCCGTATCATTATACAAAACATTGGTTGCCGCCTGACGCGAGGGCATCGACCCTGCCGGCCAATGGCGTGACAACGATCCAGCAGGTAGCCGCTCAGCTTGGTGGCGTGGAAAAGGTTGGGATTTGTCCCGATTTGGATTTGCAGGACCATATCAACGCCACTCGTGCTATACTGCCGCGCTGCTGGTTTGACGCCGACCGATGCAAGCAGGGGCTAGAAGCTCTGCGACAGTACCAGCGGACTTGGGATGCGGAACGTAAAGTGTTCATGCCTAAGCCGCTGCATAACTGGGCCTCTCACGGGGCCACGGCGTTTCATACTGGGATAGCGGCGTATCAAGACGCCAACCCGTCAGCCGTTCCCGTGTCAGCGTTCAGGACTCCCACGCTCAATGAGGCTTGGGGGCGCCAGGGATATGCCGACGAGGGGCGTATATGAACGCCGCTGAGTTGCGCGACCCTTCGACCATGCGCGCCGCCCAATTAGCGATGGTGCACCTGCAGAGATGCTTGGTCGCACTTGAGAAGATCAAATCAATCGCAGGTCCTGGGGCGATAGCCCAAGTTGCCGAGGCCGCAATGCTCAATAGACCGCCACAGGTTGGCGGCGGAGATTATTGATGGCCGTTGGACAGCAATCAGACGCCTACAGCAACCAGCTAGACCACGACCCCACGGGCGGTAGGGATGGAGCCGTTGGCACGGCATACGACGCCATTGCCGATATCCAGGCCTATGAGAAGGAATACCAGAAGTGGGAGCAGCGTGGCCGGCAGATTATCCGCCGCTACCGTGACGAACGCTCCGAGGCCACAAACCTGCGTGTTGTCACCAGGAAAATGAACATCCTGTTGAGCAACACCGAGACGCTGAAGCCAACGCTTTACGCCCGCCTGCCCCGTGTTCAGGTGGAGCGCCGGTTTAAGGACGCTGATCCGGTAGGCCGTACAGCCTGCGAGATTGCCGAGCGCGCCGGGAATTACCTGCTGGAGACGAGCCCTTACGACAACGTAATGCGCCTGTGCGTCCAGGACCTATTGTTGCCGGGCCGTGGTTCGTCCTGGATCAACTACATGGCCGACCTGTCCGAGGTTGAGGCCCCGATGGGCTCCGACGAGGACGAGGAAGAAGAGCCAGAGCCTGAGTTAGAGAAGATCCGCGAGAAGGTTGAGCCGTTTTACGTGGACTGGCGCGACTTCGGGCACTCGGCCAAGCGCACATGGCAGGAAGTAACCCGAGCGTGGCGCGTATGCCACATGACCCGCAAGCAGCTGGTGAAGCGGTTCGGGGAAGAGATGGCCATCACCATCCCCCTGGACGAAAAAGCCACTGAGAACGGGGAGAAGAAGGAATCCAGCCCCGATTCAATCCACGATACCGCCCGGATTTACGAGGTCTGGGACAAAGAAAACCGCAAGGTTTGCTGGGTCCACAAATCCCATAAGGATTACCTGGATGAGACTGATCCGCCGGTTGATCTGGAGGGTTTTTGGCCGTTCCCGCGCCCGCTGTGGTCGAACCTGACCAACGACACCCTGACCCCGGTTGCCTATTACCTGCAGTACCAGGACCAGGCCGCCGAGCTGGACAAGATCACCAACCGCATTGGGCGGTTCACCGATGGCCTGAAGCTGGCCGGCGTGTACGACGCCTCGGTGACTGAGCTTTCACGCCTGCTTACGCCCAACGGGACGCCTGACAACATCATGATTCCGGTAGCTAACTGGAATGCGCTCATCGAGAAGGGCGGGGCGCAGGGCGTTATGCAGTTCATGCCGGTCCAGGAGATCGCCGCAACGTTGCTGAGCCTCTACAGCGCCCGTGAGCAGGTCCTAAATGTCATTTATCAGGTCACCGGCATCGCGGACGTCATCCGGGGTAGCTCCAACCCCAACGAAACCGCGACCGCGCAGAGCATCAAGGGCCAGTTTGCCAGTCTGCGTATCAAGGACATCCAGTCCGAAGTGGCCCGTTTCGCCCGTGATGGCGCCCGGATCATGGTCGAAATGGCCGTGGAGATGTACGAGCCGGAAACACTCTACGAAATGGTCCAGGCAGACCAGTTCTGCAAACCTTCGGAGCGTGAGCAGCAGCAGGCGCAGATGTACCAGCGCCTTGGTATGCCGGCGCCCAAGCACATGGATGAGTTCCAGCAGGCCCTGAAGCTTCTCCGGGACGATAAGCTGCGCTCGTTCCATGTGGACATCGAGACTGATTCCACGATTGCCCTGAATGAGCAGGAGGACAAGCAGCAGGTCACCGAGTTCCTGACGGCATTAGGTCAATTCATGGGAACCTTTGGCCCAATGGTGCAGCAGATGCCCATGTTGGCCCCTGTGGCTGGTGAGGCCCTTCTATTTGCCACGCGCCGGTATAAGGCTGGCCGCTCGCTCGAAAACTCCATTGAGAAGGCGGTGCAGCAACTTGTGCAACAGGCCAGCCAACCCAAGCCCCCGCCGCCGGAGATGCTCAAGATCCAGGCCGAGGCCAAGGCAAAAGAACAGGACAGCCAGCGCAAGGAACGCGAGAGCGCGGCCGAACTTCAGTTCAAGCAGCAGGAGCATTCCCAGGATCTGCAGTTCCGAGCCGCAGAATTTAATATGGAGATGGCTCAGGATGACCAGCAGCATCGCCAGGACATGCAGCAGGACGCACAGGCTGCCGAATTGAAGCGTCAGGAGATGGCGCGAAATAATGTCACGACGCTATTGACGCGCCGTCCAAAGTAAATTGGAAACACACTATGGCGCGTGAGACTTACGTTTACCGTGATGGCCAGTTGATACCGAAGCATCTCGCTCCGCCCCGCAATTCGGGTGCGCGCGGGCTTCAGGTGATCAAGGACATCGAGCCGTACCAGAATGTGGCGGTCGATGGGAAGATTATCGGCGGGCGCAGGCAGCATCGGGACATGCTCCGCGCTCATAAGCTCATTGAGGTTGGGGATCAGGCGCGGACAGAGCCGCCGAGGCCGCCTGAGAATCGTGTTGATAGGGGACTAGTCGAATCCATCAAACGAGCAATGGGTAAACTTTGAGCGACATCATCGACGACCTCCCGCTAGACAGCCAAATTGAGCAGGCTCCCGTAGAGCCGAAGCTTCCGCCAGTTCAGGAAGCCCCGAAAGACCCGAGCGACAAGACCGGACTGCGCGATACGATCCGCGCCGCCGTCCAGAAGGCTAACGAAAGCGCCAAGGAACAGACCGCGAAGGTGCCGGCTGATTCCGAGGGCCGTGTACGTGGCCCTGACGGCAAATTCCTACCCAAGACCGAAGCGGCGCCCCAGACGGCAGCCCCGGCGGACAAATCTAAGCCTGTAGAGCAGGCGCAACCCGTGGCCGAGCAGCCCAAGGCTGACGCAGCACCGGGGACCTGGCGTACTGAAGCCAAAGCCAAATGGGACGGGTTAGACCCGGCTGTTAAAGCCGAAGTCCTGAAAACCCAATCCGATGCCTCGCGCGAAATTGGCAAATATCAGCAACAGATTAAGCAGATCAACGACGCCTATTCTCAGGTTGAACAGATCGTCGGCCCGCGTCGGGCTCTCTGGCGTGCTCAGTTTGGCAGCGAAGGCGAGGCGCTCAAGCGTCTTACCAACCTGTCCGACCTTGCCAGCCAAGCGCCCAATGACTTCCTGGCCTATTACCTGTCTCAGCCCGAGGTTGCGTCCCGTGTGGATCTGCAAAAGGTTTTCGGGAACCAGGCCCCTGCCGGCGCGGATGTATATTCGTCTCCGGTAGTGAAGCAGCTCCAGGAAACCGTCCAAGGACTTCAGCAGCAAGTTTCCGGCTTCTTTAATCAGCAGAACACGCAGCAAACCGCG